TCAATGGAGTACGACAGATTTACGGGTTCTCAATGCCAACGCCGGAGGCGCCTAAGCTCATCATCGATATACCGCTGTATATTTCACCAGATGAGAGTGTTGGGGTGGAATGAGTAGAAACCTTTGCATAATCAGCACTTCCTTCGCAGGCATGAGTAAGCTAGAGATGTTCGCTAGAGACCGAGCCGATGGTTGGGACTCATGGGGCCTAGAGGTGGAGGGTTGCAAGTGAAGTTGATTAGATCTTTCATCTGTCTTCTTCTTGGACATCGTTGGACGTCGGAAGCAGAGAAGAGAGGGTTCGATTTCTCGGGGATGCGATCTGAGATCAATGCAGACCCGATTGGGGTTTGGGATCCGAACGACCAAGGCCCGATGTACTGTCGCGAGTGTGTCGATGAGGAGGAACGAAGGAGGTATCTCGATGGAATACGAAATGGGTGGTAACGGTGAATTTGCGATGGTAGACGCGGATAGTTCCCGCGAGGGCAAGAATACGAATTCGACTTGGTTCGGTACTCATTGAAGCGAATGAGGGGAGGCGATTGGGCTCGTGACGCCTGGGAGGTGACGATGTCCACTGGCGAGAGGTTCATAGCTCAGGGAAACAGCGGAATCTTCAATGTTGTCAGTGCGTTCTCTGCTGGGTACAGGAGAGGCAAGCAGTGATTCTGAAAGCTAACAAGTACAAGCACGGCGGCGCCCGGATCTGGACTGAGGACGAGAACGGCATCAAGGATCTCTACGCGGACACGTACAGGACTGATGCGACTGAGACAGTCGGATTGATACCAGTCATGCTCGAGCTTCTTGAAGGCTGGGTGTCGTCGAAGAATTCTGGGAACCGCGAGACCATGGAGTTGAGGACTAGAATTCTCTTGGCGAGGATCGAGAGTTTCAATGAGAAAGAAGTAAACAAGTGATTCATAACGTCAAGTTCCAGCACCACAGGAACCGAGGAGGGGATTTCGTGGATCACCTTGCTTCGGCGGTCAAGGCAGCGATGGAGTTGAGGCAAATCAAAAGTTACGGCCATCGCTCATGGTCTAAGGGTTGGACGCCACAGGCAGTATGCAACTCAGACAACTTCACAATCTGCACTATCGTCGATGACGATGGTAACATCCTTGGAGTGGGCTACGCGTTCTGCTCGCAGAAGGATCAGTTCTCTAGGAAGGTAGGACGCAGGATCTCGGAGAATCGTGCGATGTACAACGCAGCGCCGAGGATCAGTGAGATTCAGCACAAGCAGGCGATCGCTCTCGTGAATGCAATGGCGGATGAACCCAAGTGAGCCGCATCATTGTTCCGTTCGTTCGGTTGTCTGGAGACTTCGAGAAGAACCGCGCGTACGCTGACCGGGTGTTGAAGCACATCATTGATCGCGGCGACATTCCGTTGCTGTTGTACTTCGAGTACGCCCGCGTGCTTGACGACGCGACTACATACGATCGCGAGCTGGGCATCCGCCTAACGAGGGGGATTTACAGTAAGGAGTACGACTACGAATCGTTCGTCGACAACGGGATCTCCTCTGGGATGTTGGACGACATAACCTTTGTGTACGATCAGTTTACGAAGGTGACGACAGAGACGATGCTGGGTCGGGGGTAAGTCGGTGAGGATCTACAGGGAGATGGAGCCGAAGTGGTCGATTGGTACGTGCTGGATGAGAACAACCGTCCAGTTCTTGTTTCTACTTCCGCCGAGCACTTTGCGGTTCATCCATCGAAGAACATTGTTGAGCAAACGAATACCAAGTATGGGTACGTCTCCACCGTTTTCTTAGGTTTGGATCACAAATTTATTGGGGTTGGTCCTCCGGTTGTCTTTGAGACTCTGATATCGGGCGGTGATCGCGATAAAGATATCACTAGGTACACAACCTGGGCCGATGCGAAGAGGGGGCACGACCTCATCGTGAATGAGATCAACGGAGAAGCGATGCTGCCTTTGGATTTCTTCGATAAGGAGCAAGGATGAGTAGCGCAACGAACTACAAGTGCGATCGATGCGGTGTCGAGGCGGTTTTCGGAGATGAGTGAGTACCTGAGATCTCTAGCGCCATTTGCAGTTGCGTACGCATTGGCTATGATCGCGTCGGCAGGCGATGGTCTGGCGGGGATCACGGTGGTCCTTTTGCTGATCGGCGCCGAAGTGAAGATGGAGAATAGGAAATGAAGAAGTTCATCCTTTCTGTGTTTGCGTCGTTGTTCATGCTCGTTCCGGCTAGCGCTCAAGTCAGCCCGACCGTCGTGGTCTTCAAGCAGGTCAGCCCGCCAAACGTGATTTACATTGGCTCATACTTGTCAGGACTCGATTACGTTGATCTTTTTCTGATCTCTCACGGATCTGACGAGATCGTTATTGGTCTCGATAGAAGTGGCCGTGTTGTGCTAAGAAAAGCGCTCTAGGGATAGAGGCTTGAGCGCCCATTGCGGAGCCCCGCCGGGTTTCCTCCTCCTCGCCCGGCGGGGCCGAATTAAGAAGAGGCTGTAAGTGAACCGAGATGAATTGATCCGTTTTGCAAAGAATGCGATCTCGACCCCCGAGAGATTGAAGGGTCCGTTCGCATCGAAGACGGATGAAGCGGTTGATGTACGGGTTAGGCAAGCGACCCTAGCACTAGAGATGATGGGGTACGGTGATTTGCGAGTGCCACGTCATGGTCGAGTTCGCGATATGGTTCGTGGGGCCTTGTTGTTGAAGGAAGAGAAAGAAATAGCAGGCGATGTGTAGTCTGCGACGTTCATTTTTTGTTTTCTAAACTGGAGGGTTCGAAATGTCTGATTTGGTGAATAAACTTGTTGCCCAAGCGGTCAAGGTTGGCGAGTTGATTGGGTTGGCGAGTACGTACGGAGAAGACAAGCAGGAGGCAGCCATGGCAAAGATCGCAGAGGAGAAGGTCATCCTCAAGTCGTTGCGTGAGAAGCTCGAGGCGACTCTCTCCTAGAGATTGATGGGTCGACAGATCGACCCGAATAGTTCTGCAAGTGGGGTGCGAAGCCCCACATCCTTTGAAAAATAAGAAGTAAGGAGGATGGGATGTCGAGAAGTGATTTCTGGAAGTCAAGCTGTGCTTTGTCGAACATTCGCCCCAAGCCTGAGGGCTTCGATGTCGTTGCGGCTGTAAAAGAGTTCCTGTTCGAGTGCGGAGTCGAGGAAGAGAGCGTTGTTGATTTCGGGTGTGGGAATGGTCAGTTGAGCCAAGCGTTCTACCAAGAGGATTATATTGGCGTCGACATCAACGAAAAGTTTCTTTCCATGGCGTCGGCTTCGAATCCAGGATACGAGTATTGCACGGTTGATGGATACTCGAGGATGTCGCTGGGCCACAATGTTATGTTCGCTTACACGGTGTTCTTGCACATGAACGAAGATGAGATTTTGGAAGCGATTGAGATGGTCAACCCGAACCATCTCATTGTCTGCGAGATCATGGATGAGAAGTACGCCGGTAAGGGCGAGTATGGAGCCGACTCTTTCCCTGGAGGCGCGATGAACCGAAGCCTCGACGCTTACCATGAGATGTTTCATCCGCTCGGGTTCAATCTTGGTGTCGCAGAGTCGTTCGATTACGCCAAGTATAAGGGAGCTGAGATAACGTTCGCTTGCTTTGTGAGGCGTTGAGATGAATAAGAACGAGATCCAGGGCGAGTTCTGGGGATTCCTAGTCGACGAGCTTGGTCCGTGCCGTTGCAGCGTAGACTACACGTCGCGCGGGAAGAGGGATCCTCAATGTCGGGGTCACGAGGCGATGGAGATTCGTGAAGGTTGGGAAGAGTACATGAGGAGGAGAGAGAACAATGACGAAGAATGAACTAGACATGGCCAGGAGCCTGTCAAAGCTGATTGCTGCCGCCGCCGAGGAGCAGCTCATTGATTTCCTTGAGATGAAAAGGCCGAACACAAGGATTGACCAACTCGAGATTACGTTTCATTCTGAAGAGGACGGACGGGTTTCGCCGCAGGTCAAGTTGACGGAGGCGTGGGTATGATTACTTCGATCGAGGGTCACAGAGCGGTCCATCCAGATGCGATCGAGTCGCAGGATGGCGGGCACGCAGGAACGATCTTTCACAAGAACGGAATCCGTCAGATTCGAGTCCATGGCGATAAGAATCCAGACATCTACATCCCTATCGAGGACTTCGAGGAGATGATGAACGCTTACGCGATCTACGGGATAGGTTGCATTCGAGAGTTCCGTACGGTCGATGTCGTCTACGAACAGAAGGGTACCTGATGTCTAAGATTGAAGAGCTGAAGACAACCGCAAAAGCTCTGATCAAGAAAGGAAAGGCGATCAAGGACTTTGCGAAGGTGAAGCGTGGCGTGATTGCGCTGGCTTTGATTGACAAGTTCGAGCAGAAGGCGAAGGAAGCCTGATCTTTTGGCAAAGAAGAAGCGTTCAAGGTCAGTCAAGAAGGACATAACTTCAGTAATCGCAAATGGGAAGCAGCCTTCGGAGGAGATGTCGAAGGCTAGGGTTTCCAGGGCTCAGCGATGGTGGGAACTCCACATGATGGGTGTCCCATCGGATGTGATCGGGAGTGGCGACAATGTTAGCGCCAAGTCCGTCGACAAGGAGTTGAAGGCGTATCTTGAGCATGTTAAGGAGCCGTTCGGTAGATCCGATCGGCTCCGTCGTCATATAGGGTTCTCTCGTTATCTGAAATCTATCATTCACGACCGACTATTGAAGGTGATCGATGAGGACGACAGGAACGGAGGGATGGGGCTCAAGAAGATCAAGAAGATTGAAAAAATTGATCCTCATGCATTCAATCCGGCTACTGGAAAGAAGAGTGGATTTGTAAAAGAGGAGGAGATCCATCATCAATATCTAAGGCCAGAGTCGACGATGTTGTCGCTGATGAAGGAGCTAAGAGAGATAGATAGGTACGAGGCGACGCTTGATGGTCTTATGGCAGGCGCCGTTGACGGTGACAGACCGACAGAGATCGTGATTGACGTTGGTGATTTCTTCTCTAGTGCATACCAGCACCCGAAAGACGCTCCTCAGATTCCAGCAATCGATGTCGAGGCGCTGATGAAGAGGCGTCAGTTGACCGGAAAAATTGATGAAGACGATGGCGATGATATCCATGATTGAATTCATTCGTCTCGTGGAGGGATCACTGGAATCCTAGGTGCATTGGGGGTCCAGTCTGGGTTTCCTGGCTTCGGTCTCGGGGTCGCTCGGAAGCGATTGATTTCTTCGTCTGAGATGAAGTAGTACCCCCAATCGTCGGTCTCGGCTTTGATCTCCCCCCTGCGGATGAGCTTCCGTATCCAGGATGAGGTCACTCCGATGATGTCGGCTGCCTCGGACAGCTTCTTGACTCCGTGCTCCAATGGGACCAACCTTCTAAAAATCAGTGATTCAAAGTGTCTTTTGCGACGTGATACAATTCGCCCGGCCTCGATCCCTTGGGGGAGGCATACGATCGACACGTGGTCGCTATTGTAGCACCCCTGAAAGTAAAGGTGAAGTGTGGGTCAGCTCACCCTTGACGCTTCAAAGCTGACGACTCACGACGGGAACCCGCTGCGGTTCTACGGAGGGCAGAGTGCGTTCTTGCAGTCCCTGGTGCCTCGCGTGGCGCTACTTGGCGGCTTCGGGTCCGGTAAGTCACTCACCTTCTGCTTTAAGGCTCTACTGCTCGCGGCGATCCACGGGAACGGCTACAAGGGTCAGCTAGTTGCTCCGACCTACGACATGCTCCAGAGGATCCTGATCCCGACGCTTCGAGACGACCTAATGATGAAGCTCGGCGACCCGGAAAACGGCATGTCGCTATGGGATCTATCGAAGTATTCGATTTCAAACAGGAGCCTAATGCTCCCGAATGGATTTGAGATTCTGTTCGGATCGGCCGACAATCCGAATCGTATTCGAGGTTCGAACCTAGCCTTCCTTGGCCTAGACGAAGCGGCCATGGTCGATCACTTCCAGGACTTCTACGTGAGCGCTGGTTCTCGATTGCGCCGAGCCAGGAAGCACCCAATCACGGGTCGCCCGATGTCGCAGTTCTTCCTTTCGACGACACCAGAAGGCCTCGATTCTGTTTATGAGAAGTTCTGTGTTCCTCCTACAAAGCGGAGCCATCAGAAAGAGTGGGAATCGACTCACCAAGTTATCCGCGTCTCGACGTTCCAGAATCCAGGCATCACGAATGAATTTCTTAGAGAGATGCTTGTCGGGATACCGGAGCCGCTGATACCTGCTTATCTTCACGGTCAGCACATCGACATTGGACGAGGCCTCTGCTACTACAACTTCTCGAGAGAGTCGAATGTCAACATGGCTGCCGACTACGATCCATCTCAGAATTTATACCTATCATTTGACTTCGGTGCAGATCCTTGCGTAGCTACGGTGCATCAGATGCGCGGCCATTCGAATCTGATGACTATCGACGAGATATACCTGAGGAATTCTTCCACGGTTGAGGTCGTGAGTGAAATAATACGTCGATATGGAACGCAGGGTTTGAATCACAAGCGGAAGATCATCGTTACGGGTGACGCTACAGATGCTGTTGGTATCTCCAACTACGACGAGATCATGGACTATCTGACGATGCACTTTCTTGGCGATTCGGTGATTCGTAGGGTCAAGCGATCGAACGCTAAGCATTACCGAAGGCTAAAGTCTGTGAATGCTTTGGCAAAGAACGCTGCTGGCGAGGTGCGGTGGATGGTCAATCCAAGGTGTGTGAAGACGCTTAGGGATGTGACGATGCAGCGAATGGAGAACAGTGGGCTGCATAAAAACAAGAAGCAGGATTCTGGTGACGGAACTACCCTTGGTCACTGCTCAGATACGATTGATTACGTAATAGATTTGATCTTTCCGTTCCGGAGGAGAGACACCAGAAGCGACATTCGAAACTCCGATCTTGTTTCGCACGTTGCGTGAAAGGGAAACCAGGATGGCGATTGAGAATCACGGAAGCTTGAATGAGAAGGATATCAAGGATCCAGACGGATGGGTCTCTAGGAAGAGGGCGACGAGCGTCGAGGAGGGGATTATCCTTTCAAACCTGAAGACAGTTTCGACACTGTCAAAGGGTGTATGGGTTCATCTTGCCAGGCTGTATAAGTCTCGAGCCGACTTTCCTAGGGCAGAGATCGCGTATATTGGTGCTAGGTACTGTGCAGTCGATGACAAAGATCTGATGCGAGAGTGGCTAGCCATGGTTCAGATCAATCGAGCTGCTACGATGACGAAGGAGGCGATGCTCTACGAGGCGAATGCTTTGAATCAGGGACTCTTCGATGTTATCAACGGTCCGACCGAGCGGGTGATGAAGGAGCTACAGAGTCTCCTTTTCTACATCGAGCGCGAGGAGGTCGTTAACGTTGGCGAGGGAAGCGGGTCTGTGACGACGTGGAGTGGGGAGGGCAACGGGCACTCAGTTTTCGAGGGCGACAAGGGGAAGGGGTCCGTGATCATCACGGAGTAATCATGGAGGGATCACTTTCGTCTAGAATTCCTGGTGATATCTGGATTTTTAACGGCGAGGAATTCGAGATAATGGAGATTGGTCGGCGCAAGGATGGCTGCCTTGTTATCGTGCTTGGGGAGGTTGGGCAAGAACCGGAGGATCTAGCATCCCCAACTGAGATTAGCCAAGAAGATGTTGACGGATTTGAAGGACTAGAGATCCCTGAGGGGATGTTGAATACTTCAAGTTCAATCCGGACGATCTTTCCATGAATCCTCTAGAGAGACATTGAGCAATGCCGTTTGACCTAAGATCAATGCAGGAAAATTTGGACGAGGCAGGTCTGACGGTTCCGATGACCTTTGGAGAATCGGATAGTGCCGCTGTCCTCAAGTACCTAGAGTCTCGTCACGATGTGTGGGAGAACCGGAAGAATTTCTGGAATAAGATAGAGCTTGTTCTCTATGGTGAACCATCGGCGTGTGTCGAGGCGTTCATGGTGAGGGGCAGGAACGAGAAGCCGGAGTCTTTCGAAGATCGGAAGCAATTAGCGCGGTTCAAGTCTGAGATCGTGCCGATCATCGATCGTCTCGTTTCTGGCGTATTTGGATCTGAGCCGACAAGGCCTCCGGACATAGAGGAAAACTTTCAGGACATCCTGAAGAATGCTGACGGCGCCCACAACTCTCTGAACGAGTTCATGGAGGAGCGCGCGATCGAGATGCTCGGGTTTGGAGCATCTGTAATGATCGTCGATGGTCCGGTTGTAGACGAATTTGGTAAGGATTCGTCGATTACTTCGAAGGGGTTTGATTCGGTTCCTGTTTCGAGAATCGTTGACAGCGGCGAGGTCTCCATCACTCCGTACAAGATTTGGCAGCTAGTAAACTGGGAGTTTGACCGTGTTGGAGAACCGCACCGAGTGATGCTTCTTGAGGACGGCGATGTCGGTGACAACAAGGTTGAAGTTTACAGAGAGTGGGATAGGACTGCTTGGCGAATTTTCTATGTTGTTTCGAAGAAGGATGAGCATGGGTCTGAAGTAAAAGAGGTAACGCTAGCCGACTTCGGATTCCACAATCTAGGGATGGTTCCGATCGTAATACCGTACGTGAGGAAGAACGGTCCGTTCGACTACTTGTCTCTATTTCGATACGGACTCGAGCATGACTTGGATGCATTCCGGAACGATTCAGACTTGCAGTTTGCGAGCTGGGTTCATGCTCACCCTAAAAAGATCCACTATACGTCACGGTCAGCCGAAAAGAAGGTGACCGACGCTGGCATCAACGGGATGCTTGAGTGCGATCCGTCTGAAAGTGAAGATTACAAGTACATGCGGTACGACGACACATCGATCGCCCGCCTGGACGCGAATAGGAAGAATTCGCATGATGCTGCGCGGAGGTCTGTTGGCGTCGAGGTGACTAGGAGCGGCGAGAGCAAGCCAGACTCTCTTTCCGGTCGTGCCAAGGCGATGGACTACTCGAACTCAGAGGTCCGAACTCTACAGAAGACGGCCAACGCACTCGAGAAGGCTGAGCGTAGATTATTCGAGGTTATCGAGAGATGGAGGAGCAGCGTACACGACGTCCATCCTTCGAAGAAGACTTCGAGTCACGAGATTGTGTATTCGAAGATGTTTTCGATCGACACGGCAGACACTTTGATTGATCAGCTCGACGTCGGGCAGACGGTTGTCTTCTCTGATACTTGGCACAAGCAGATGCAGATTAGAATTGCAGATTCTAGCCTTGGTGAGATGTCGGGAGAGGTTAGGAGGAGAATCCTTGATGAAATTGAGGAATCTGAAATCCCATCCATCGAGGATATGGATAAGTCGTCGGAGATGAACCGATCGAGGCCAACTCTAGAGGAGCCAGATGAGATTTCTTCGGCAGATGAGGCGTCGGAAGCCAGCTCTGCGAGCATTCTTCCTCCTGTAAGATTCGGCGACATAAACGTTTAGAGCATTATATCTACTTGGCGGCAAAGGGCCTTTCCCCCCCTTTGCCGCTTTTTCCATTTCTCACAGGCCTGCGATTCTGTAGGATTGGTTTTGCGCCTGATGGTTTGGCTCCGGGAGGAACTGACTGGATGGGCGACGGCCCAGACGAACTGGGACTCCGTGGCCGCTACGGTTAAAGCGGACGCCTCGTTTAGCACAGAGGGAAAATCGTGCATGGCAAAGAAGAATGAATCCAGCCAGTTCGAAGACAAAGACGAAGACGAAAATGTCGACGACGGACCGGAATCCCCGAAGGGGATAACTGAAGAGCAGGTCAGCAGGATGATTGCTGGCCGACTTCGTAAGGTCGAAAAGATGATCGAGAAGCAGGGTTCTGCTACTTTCGACATGGACCATATCGAAGCGATGGTTTCGAAGATCCTCGATGAGCCAGATGCGCCAGATGCGATTGCTGATGGCGACAATTCAAAGGTTCCGGCAGGCGTGGAAGCGCAACTTGAAAGTCTTAGGAAGGAGCTGGAGCGTACTCGGAAGAAGCAAGCTGACACCGAGACCGCTCTCTCTGATAAAGACAGTCAGATGAAGTTGCGAGAGCGTAAGGCGAAGATCATTAAGGTTCTGGAGAACGCAGGGGCGCACAACGCAGAGGCTGCCTTTCGAGTTCTAGAGCCAGATCTGATCGAGGATTCCGAGATTGGCGATGCTTTTGTCGTCAAGCTCTCTGGTGGTATCGAGGATGTGGTTTCGCCAATTGACTACATCGGAGGAACCTTCAAGGAGGGCAACGAGTGGCTTTTCAGATCTGAAGATCCTGGACGTCGAGATGGTTCGTCATCGTCTGTGTCTAACTCCTCTGGTAAGAGGGGTCGAACGGCGATCACTGCCGAAGATCTTGCTGACGAAGGCATGAGCTGGGACGACTACGAAAAGAAGCGCGACCAGATTCATGTCGATTTGGAAGGTCAGCACAGGAACGGCTAGTAAAAAGAGCCATCAATGGCCGATCTACGTACCGTTTACCCTCCGGAGATTTGGGTGCGCGAGTCACTCATGGTTCTCCAGAACTCTAACGTCATGGCGAGCCTCGTCCACCGGGACTTTGACAAAGAGGTGCGTCAGTTTGGTGATACGGTCAACACACGTAAGCCAGACAAGTTTTTGACAAATACGCTTGGGGCGACTCAGACGTCTACGATGACAGTGAGTCTTCCGACTGCGACTCCGGTCCAGGTAACGCTTGACCGTCACCGCTACGTTGCATTCGGGATCACGGGTCGAGACCAAGACACTTCGATCAAGAACTTGGTCGAGGAATTCATGGAGCCTGCGGTCATCCCGATGGCGCAAGCCATCGACGACGACCTCATGGATAGCACGGACGGTCTGAGTCAATCTGGGATCGCCGCTGTGACTCGAGATGGAACCGCTTTTTCTCTCAAGGATGTTGCGAACATCCGGAAGAAGCTGCGAGAGCAACAAGTTCCGTTCACTCAGACGAATCGTCAGAGCCGAATTCACCTTGTGATGGGTGTTGAGCACGAGGCCGAGGCGCTTCAGATTCCGGAGATCGCGACGTCTAACCAGTCCGGCTTGAACCCGCCGGCAGTTTTGACTGGTTGGATCAATCAGATTTACGGGATCAACGTTTACGGCGACCAGGGCGTCCCGACTGGGGATAGCTCTTTGAATGCGACTTCGCTTGCGTTCCACCGGAACGCAATGAACTTGACGATGCGTCCGCTCGAGAAAATCAGTTCTGAGTTTGGAATTCGAAGCTCAGTGATGTCGAAGGACGGCATTTCGTTGCGAGTCATGCAATCGTTCCAGCACTTGTCTGCGCGCTGGATCATCTCGCTCGACATGCTCTACGGGGTCAAGCTTCTGGATCCGCTTCTCGCCTGTCGATTCCAGGACTCTTAATCCGGAAGGTTTCCATGAAGGAAATCGAATCGGGAGACGAGGCTCAAGGGGTTCAACCCCTTGAGTCTTTTCTTTTGCCGAACGTTGACACACTTTTTGGTGGTAAAGATTCAAGGCTCGCGGTGATCGTTGGGTCAGGAACATCTCTTTCTGGATTCGACTTCGAGCAGTTGATGAGGCCTTGGATATTTTCACTAGCAATAAATCATGAGCCATGGAGGAACGCTAACGACTACACTCCGGACTCATGGATATTTTTTGATCGAAGCATAGCGGAATCACATGCGCTCGATCCTTGTCGATCGTGCGGTGGGTTCGATGGGAACGCTGGGGCGCACATGAAGGTATTCGCTCCAATGGGAGTAATTTCAGATATAATTGCGAATGGTGTGCGTCCGTCATGGCTTGACCGAACCTACGTATATGATAGATCGTACCCGTGGACTCCTGAAAGCTCTGGCTTGTTCGTCAAGAAGACGACAGCGACAGCAGCTCTTTGCTTGGCGATATCGATGGGATTCATTCGCATCGTGCTTCTTGGAGTAGATCTCTACTCGCCCAATGGCGAGTATTACTACCACGGTGAAAACCCAAAGAATAAGATCTTGAAGCGGAGTGGTGAGAAGGATTTTGCTGGAGGTAGGATTGATCAGCAGCAAATGTCGATGCTGTCTGATTTTTCGCATGTTGCTCGAGCCTTGAAAAAGTCTAGGTCAAAGGTTGAGATCTACCAGACGTCGCTAGCTTCTCCTCTTGGATGCTTTGAGAAGAAGAGCTGGCGCGATGTCGTCAATATCCATCAATCCGTCAGGTCTTGAAAGAGAAGGAAGGGATGGTTTTGGATGGCGAGGCCGGATAGGACATTCTTTGCTAGGGAGAGGGAGTGCTACGACGACATGATCGTCATTTACGGGTCGATGAAAGATGCTGAGTCAGAGCGCGATCCGATTCTCGAGATTGGTTTCGAAGCGTTTCGTAAGCTGTTCAAGGTTGGGATCAACCTAGGAGACATCTTGGAGTTCAAGCTGGATCCTCGTTGGCTTCATTTGGACGATAAGGACCGCTGCATGACATGCTTCGTGCTCCTCGATCCAGGAGAGCGAGAAAGATGTATCGGGTGCTACACGGATGTCGTTAGGGAGGCTTTGATATCTCAAATTCATCAATAGCAATGTTGATCCTGTTTTCGATCACATACATGTACGTGACCTTGGATTCTTCGACAGATCGAGATTCGATCAACGCCTCAGCTCTGTTGGTAGAGCAGAACATCCGAACGATGTTTTTCAATTCAGACATGATTCTTGGACCGGAATACTCGGGTCCGCTCCCTACGGAGATGGGGTGGACTTACGATGAGTCCCTTGAGTTCCACCTTTACGCTAGCTGTGTCATCTACTACGCGGTCATGGTTAGGGATGGATTGGAGCCAATCAGAAGCGTCTCAAACATGAAATGCTTCCTAAAGGAGATGCAGGGGATGCTCAAGTAGGATGTCTTCAATACATTCTGGAATCAACAAGCTGCACAAGCACTCAACGTCGACCGTGATGAAGAACGCGACGTATCATGAGGTTCGGGTGAAGTACAACCGAAGGTTTGACTACTCTGTTAATTCAAGAATGAGGCACGACCTAAAGCATCTCCTTGGATTTCATTACATCTTTCCTGGGCCGTATCTTGTTGGGCTAAAACCAGACGATCGGTACTTCAATTTCGAATCGAGGATCGCTTGCAGGCGAGAAGATAACCACTACAGATTCGATCTGATCAAGGTTTATCCGTGTTCTGTTTACTCAAGCATCTATCGAAAGACCAGGTCGTATTGTGTAATGTCAGACAGCAGTGAGGGGAATAAAGCGAAACGGCCATATCTCTTCACGCAGAACAGGGAACTCTACCACGAGATCAAGGAGGATGGTGATGCCATTGTCAGCGTCAGATTCTTGGACCGGTGCATTTCCGAGGTTGGCCCGAAATGGAATCTTAGAAAGCCTGGCGGGACAGTTCATTGGTAGGACATGCTTCATCATTGGTAGTGGAACTTCTGTTGAGAACTTCAACTTCGGAAAGATGTCAGATGTCGACAAGGATTATTTCACGATAACAATGAATATGGCGTGCAAGATACGAACGGCTACATTTTCTGTGGTTAGTGACAAGCTGGCGTTCGTCAAGTGCTGGATGCATCTGAAGGAAGAAACTCGACTGATTACTTCCGAAGGAATATTGAAGAGTCAAGCGCACGCATCGAATTACGACCCTTCGTCTGGGAGCACTTCCATTGGAGTCCTCGCCGCGTTGAAGAAAGTTTACGGTGTTTCTTTTGTGAAAAATCCTACAGGCCCTAACGAGATATTCCACGGCAACGGAGTGCTCACACCATCTCTATCGATTGCTCATTTGCTTGGTGCCATCGACTGCTATTTGGTTGGCGTCGACATGTATCGTGGAATTTCGAAAGAATACGCTTACGACATCGAGAAGCCAAAGAGTGAGAAGCTGACTCCGTTCTCTAGCATAGAAGACGACAGGTACCTTTCTCCTAGCTACGATGCAATGATTGATTCTGTCTCGAAGAACTCGGATCGTTGGTCTGGAATGAATGTTTACTCTACGAACGAGTTCTCTCCGATTTCTTCGATTTTTGAATACAGGAGGATTTGATGCTGAAGTACTACGAGGGTCCAAAGATGACCATCAAGCACATTCAGATAACGACTTCATTGGCGATAGATCTTGAGCAATTCAGAGCCCAGAGATTCCCAAGAATGAGTCAGGGTGAGTTTTTCGAGAGCGTCTTGATCAAGGGTTTTAGCAACCTAGATGTCGAGGTGACGAATTCGATAAGAGCTAGGGATGTTATCGACGGAGGGGCGATTCGAGCCGCAAGGAAGCAGGCTCAGTCGATTGTTAAGAGCGGGCAGGGTGGCGTCGATCACTCTCAGTTCGGAGGGATGCACGTAATTTGATCTGGACGGAGTGTGATAGCTGTGGGACGTATCGAGAGTCTCCATCGGATGGCGGTGCTCCGAAGTCATGGAGATCGATTGATCGATACAACCTCTGTGAGTCTTGCTCTGATCGAATTTGCAATTCTATCAGGCAGAGAATTGATGCGAGGTCATTGGCTAGGCCGATGCTTGAGGATTCGGATCAAGTTAGGAAAAGGGAGATGGGGTCATTTTGAAGCTTGGGTTCGCTACGAGGACGCCGCTCGGTGGGATGCCTTACCGAACGATGCAGGTTTGCAATTCGATCCTCGAGAAGGAGGGCGGGTGGGCGAAAGCGTTCATAGACATCGATCGGTACGGAGAGCGAACGTTCCCGAAAGATCATGGTCTGGACGATCCTGATCTCCTGGACTGCGACGTCCTCGTGGTTTCTTCCTACATGAATCCTGATTCATATCCTGGGATGAACGTGTCGACTCATTATTCGACCGAGCCGCACAGGTGGAGGAACAAGGCGCCGAGCGAGCTGGACTCGACTGTTGTTGCTCAGTACCAGTATAGATTCGCCAAGAACCTTTCTGCCCTTCCGAATTGTATCCCGATAGACGATCCGCTCTACGTTCCTGCGCTAGAGAAGGGCACGGACGACGGTAAGAAGATTCTGGTCTACTGCCCGACTAGCCGATCCAGCAACGGGTGGGCTAATAAGGGGTACGCAGAGACGGTGAAGGCTCTGAGGTCGATCGAGCGAGATTTCGCCGATTGGGTCCAGATTTACATTCTCGAGAATCGGCCACACGAGGAGGTGATGGCCGCCAAGCGCCGCGCACACATTGTGATCGACGAGTGCGCGACCGGATCGTATCACTCATCTGCGCTTGAGGGTTTGTCTTGCGGGGCAGCGACGCTCTGCTGGATCGACAACGAAACCCGTGAGGCGCTCCACAAGATCCTTCCAGAAGAGGCGATGAGAACTCTCCCGTTCGAGCTTTCGACGATCTCGAAGATTGAGAAATCTCTCGAGAATCTAATCCTGAATGAGTCTTACTGCGAAATCCGTGGATCTGAGTCTAGGAAATGGATGAAGGAATGGTATTCGGAGAAATTCCAGGCGGAGATGTGGATTCAATGGCATCGGCGTTTCTGGCTCAGGCAGAGCGCGTGATCGATGACGTTCCAGAGGCCGAGAAGGAAGAGGTGAGAAAACTGATGAAGAACGCCGCCGGGATGGTTAAAACTGGCGACGTTACCGGCCTTTGCAGTATTGTGTCTGCATTGACGGAAAAGATTCAAGAAAACGCAGGAAAGGTTGGACCGGATGGGGATTGAAAGTATTCGATCGACTGAATCTGTCGACATTCAAGTTGGTCGAGTCTCGGATGACTTGGTCCGGGTTCCCACGTCGGTTCAGGTCGAGATGTTTGACGGTGATCCGATCTACCGTGGCAAAAATGGCAAAGACATTTCGAAATCAGAAGCTCGCTCTTTGTCAATCGAAGCTGGGATTAGAGGTGCTTCTTTTCCAGGGAATAAGAGCCTCGAGGAGATCGGGGCGGTGGTGGATCAGGGATGCTCGGATGCTTACGGCGGGATGATCATGTTCCCGGTGAACCGGAAGTTCGCGGCAGTCATTCCGAACTTGATTACGACAATCGGTCTCCAGGCTTTGGCGGATAGGATCATCGGCGCCTCAGCGATCACTCTCCCGAATGGAATGAAGCTTGGCACTAGCTCTACGGCAGCGATCCTTGGAGACACAGACGTCATCACCCCTGGCCCTTCTGGCTCTTACCAGGCATTCGATTCTGGGTATCCGCAGCGTTCAGGAACGATTTCTTCATGGAGATCTTCGTGGGCTGGAGGTGAAGCGCAGTCTGCGACGATAAGGGAGCTTGTGATGAAGAGCGCAGATGGTACTTCAGATGCTGTCAACAGGGTCGTTTTTGATGCCGACATCGACAAGTCTGGTGCGAGTAGCACGCTTCAAGTTACGGTTAACTGGGCGATGACTGGAGTCTAGCTGTTTGTTTTTTGGTGAATTGGAATGGCTAAGGTTTCAAGCCTTAACCTAATGAAAGGCTTGCAATGCCTACCGCAGATGTTTACCCGGCGTTCAAAGAGCATATCGTCAAGGCAGCCTTCGACTGGGATGCTACCGCAGACCGCCTCTACGGATACCTTGTCGATGTCTCTATGACGGCCATCGACGCTGCTGACTTCACGATGGCTGCCGTCGATGCGAGTTTCGGTGGTTCACAGCTCTACCTCCCGTCCACCGGTAGCGGAAACGGGATTTCAGCAGAGGTTGGAAGTGGGAACCGAACATCGTTGCTCGGAATTTTGACGTCTACTGCTTCGATGGTTTGGACAGCAACGGCAGCAGATGGTGGCGCTTCAAAGAACGTCGTCCTGGGTTGGATGGCTACTGGTGCTGACCCGTCAACTCTAGCTAACGTCATTCCGATCTCGCTTCTATCGACAGTGGTTACGCCAGAAGCTGTCGACATCACGCTAAACCCGGATGCAACGAACGGCTGGATCAACCTCAACGCGGGACTTTAAGCACAGGACTTCGATTGATGATCAAGCCGGCCTCGACGCAAACTGCCGGGTCCGGCTTGTTCCTTTTCCCTGAACCTTAGAGGGGTGACGTAGTGTCGGCATCGATCGTCGGAACACCTACGACAACGACCGATTCCGCCTGGGGAGCGTCTTCTACCCATGAGTTCTCGCATACTCTTACGAATGGATCAGGAACTTCCGATCGCGGCATCCTATTAGCCGTGAGCACTTCAACTCCGTTGGCTAGCCAAGCCCCGGATTCGGTGACATACGACGGAACGTCTATGGTCGCCGTGGCAGAAGGTCAGGGAACAGAGTCTACCACGTCAACAACCCAGTTTTGGTTCTTGAACGATGCCGGACTTCCTTCTACGAGCGGCGCTAAAGATGTCGTCATTAGCTATACCGCAGGGTCCGCCAAGGTCACTTGTTCTCTCCAAGCGGTAGTCGTCGAGCTAGTCGATGTAGGCTCAGCTCTGACGAATTTCGAAGATGACTCGGGATCGTACGCAAATTCGGCGACGGTTACGATGATGCCGGATGATTCGGACTCTTTATATATAGGAGTCTTTTCTTCCTACAACAATACTTTAACCATCGACTTGACTCACGATATTGGTACAGAAATTTACGATGGAATCCAAAACTCTCATTACGGTCAATCGTACTACTTCGAGGACACGGGCAGCTCCTCTTTTGATGCTGGCGTAGACTGGAACACTAACCCGGCGCAACCCTATACCTACTCATATATGATGGTAGAGATTCCGCCTGCCCCGGCGGCACCGATTGACGTCGACGCGGTATCAGTAGGCATCGGGATATCTGTCGGTAAGCCAAGCGTAGAGATTGGCGCGAAGTCAGTCGGAATCGGTTGTGGCGTCGGCATTGCAGCGGTAATCATGGCCACGTTATCCGTCGGCATCGGTTTTGGCGCTGGCACTCCAGATGTCGAGCAAGATTCGTTGTCTGCCGGAGTAGGGATCTCGGTAGGTACGCCGAGCTTAGAAATGGATTCGGTATCCGTTGGAATAGGTTTCGACGTACCGATGGCGCTCATCGATGGTCAAGTGACCGCTTTGCACCGGATCAACTGCGGTGGTTCTGAGTATTCAGACACGCTATCGCAGACATGGGATGCGGACAGAGACTTCCCGGTTTCAGGGACAAGCATCTACGTTGCTCCAGGGGAACCGCCGATCGGTGGAACCGTCGAAGACACTCTGTATCAAAGCGAGAGATCAACATCGG